ATAAAAAAATACATCTTACCAACTTCTATACCTCCTGTATCCATTTCATTAATATTAAATTGATCCAGTTCACCAAGATACTGTCTTAGTTGTCCAGTATACCAATCATTTTTTACATTTTTTCCTTTGGTTTTTTTAATGAGATCGTATCCAAAACCTTTTCCAGGTTCGAACGTGCCATCGAAACTCATATTCCTAAATCCTCCTCAGTCATGATTCGGAACTCATAATTACGATCTGCACAGAACTCTTTAGCTGCTTTCCATTTTGCTTGGTTTTTTACCCAAGTTTGAACTTTATATGCCCAAGATTTTGTCCTTCTTTTTGGATTTTGTTCTGGCATGTCTACTTCTTTTTTGGGTTTTATTTCTATAACTACTGTTCGTGTATTTCCACTCTTATCTTTATACTTTACAAAAAAATCTGGAAAATATCTATGAACTTTACCATCAAGAGGGCAAAGATATGGAATCCAGAATTCTTCAGATTGCCATTGATTTACATTTTCATTTAAGTCACAATAACGCATGAATTTTCTTTCCCACAAAGAACGATAAACAATATTTGTGGGATCACCTTTATACTTTTTTGGATTTTCTGGACGATATTTTCCTTTATAACTCATATACATACTATAGATCCTTAAGAAATATTTATAGATGGCTGAGCCATTTAGGCCTGATTTCCCAGGTAATCCATATAGAGTTGATCCCATCTATCTTAGGATGACTCTACCAAGAAACACTAGAGATAGTAGAAGTTCTCTTCCTAGTGTTCAAGATCTTTTTGGTGAATTATCAGTTACTAGTCAATTTAAGATCACTCTTTGGTTTGGAGAAAACGTATCTACCGTTGAGTCGGACTCAAATTTAAATTCTTGGTTAGTTTCTTGTGGGATTTTTGACAAGAGTTTAAGTTCACTTCAATATGAATTCATGTGTCATAATGCTATTCTTCCAGGTTCAACCTTATCCACTTTAGAAGAATCTGGAAGTAGACAAGGAGTTATGGAAAGATTTCCAATAATGAGACAATTTCCAGAACTTACTTTAGATTTTTATGTTGATGCGGATTATGGAGTTATTCGTTTATTTGAAGAGTGGATTAATTTTATAAATCCTCTTCATACTGTAAACGGTAAATCTATCAGAGGATCTTCCAGAGGAAGTACAAGTGATGAAGTAAGTTTTGATGATGAAAATTTCTATAGAATGAGGTATCCGAACACCTATAAAAGAAAAATATCAATAACTAAATTTGAGAGAAATGTACAGTTTGATAGCTATGGGAATCTTTTAGAGTCCCCATCAATGTTAACGTATCAGTTTTTAAATGCTTTTCCAGTGAATTTAACTGCATTACCAGTTTCTTATGAAGGAAGTACAGTAACAAAGACAAGTGTTACTTTTAACTATGATCGATATGTTGTCTTAAAACACAATGGAACTGGATCACCTGACTATGAACAAAAAGTAACTTCTAGTGGTCAACAAATATTGTCTGCTACAAATAACGGTAGTGGAAGTCAATCCGGACAATCTATTCAAAATTCTACCAATAATTTACCAACTCCAACAGGTAATACAAGATCTACTACATAACCCGCACTAAATAATTTTATCTGAATTTATAATATTCAATGCCATTACCAAAGATTTCTACACCAACTTATGAACTTGAGTTGCCTTCTACTGGAAAATCTATAAAATATAGACCATTCCTCGTTAAAGAAGAAAAAATTCTTATCTTAGCTCTTGAAAGTCAAGATATTAAACAAATCACACTTGCTATTAAACAAGTACTAAAAGATTGTATTATAACAAAAGGAATTAAAATAGAAGATCTACCTTCTTTCGATATTGAATACATTTTCTTAAATGTTCGTGGAAAATCTGTTGGAGAGGCCATAGATCTGGTTGTAACTTGTTCTGATGATGGTACTACAGAAGTCCCAGTTAAAGTGTACGTTGATGAAATCAATGTACAAAAAGACTCTGAACATACTTCGGAAATTAAACTAGATGATGATATTGTTGTAAAAATGAAATATCCATCACTAGATCAATTCATTAAAAATAACTTTGATTTCAGTGTACAAGAATCTGCAAGTACAATTGATAAGTCTTTTGATATTATTTCATCTTGTATTGAAGCTATTTTTACTGCAGAAGAATCTTGGGCTGCTTCAGATTGTACGAAGAAAGAACTTGTTGAGTTTATAGAGAGTATGAATTCATCTCAGTTTAAGAAAATTGAACAGTTTTTTGAGACAATGCCTAAATTATCTCATACTTTTACTGTAAAAAATCCGAAGACTGGAGTAGAAAATACGGTTACGTTGGAGGGTTTAACCAGTTTTTTCGGTTGACAATGGCTCACATTGATTTGGAAGCCTATTATCGTATTAATTTTGCTCTCATGCAGTTCCATAAATACTCTTTGACTGAGGTTGAAAATTTAATGCCTTGGGAAAGAGATATCTATCTTGCCCTATTGAAACAACATATTGAAGAAGAAAACTTAAAGGCACAACAGGCGGCAAATCGTGGCAATTAAATCACCACTAAATCCAGGAGTTATTGCTAGAGAACGTAGAGTTACACCAGAAGCAGTTCAGAACTTTATTTCTGGTGGTTCTCCTCTTGGATCTTCTGTGGTTGCTAGTGCTGCTAACAAAATTGTAGGATTTCAAAGAGGAACTGCTGGAGTTGCTCCACAAGTTCCAGATCTTGGTTCGATCATTAATACTTTATCATCAAATATTTTAAACAATGTTGAGAATAGAGTACAAGCAATAACTCAAAATGTAAATCAGATTGTTCAAAAAACTGTAGGAGATTTACAAAATAGATTTATTTCTAAAACAGATTCTATTGATGCAAACGCTCCGAATAAAATTTTATCCAATTTCTTGAGTTTATATGATAAAGCAATTGGATATATAAGATTTTTTGCAAATCCAAATAATATAAAAAGTCTAAATGAAAGTTTAGTAGAACTCAGGAAAGTATTCGATGAAACTTTCAAAGTCGCTAAAAGCATTCGTCAAACAATTATAAGAATAGTCGATCAACTTTCCAATCTACCTACAGCTAATGCAGGAGGTGGTGGAATAGATTTGGATGTTAAAGTTCCAGGCCCACCATTAAAAAGAGCGGGAAACACTGGAATATTAAGGTCTATGAGAAGACGCCCTGGATTAATGTTGGGTGGTGCTGCTCTTGCTGGTGCAGGCACTGGAGCAATGGTGACCAATGCTCTTCAAGACGTTGGCGGTGGAGTTCAACCTCAGTTAATGGGAGAAACTGGTGAAGGATTATCTGGACCATTACTAGACAAGTTTAATGCAATATTAGATAGATTTTCTGCTGTTCTAAAGTCATTATCAACGAGACCATCAAAACAACAACCTGGAGGAGGAAAATCCACATCTACACAAGCGAAAGATGGAGCTCGAGGAGCTACAGGAGCACCTGGAGCACCTGGTGTTTCTGGATCACCTGGTGTTACTACGACTGGAGAAAAGGGGGTATTAGATCTTATTGCTTCAGTCGAACAAGGTCCGGAAGGATATGATAGTTTTAATACAAGTGCAGGAAAAACTCCCGGTAAGGCTACAGAGCAAACGATTGGGTGGTTGGCTAAAAACGCACGAGGAGCAATTGGTAGATATCAACAAATGCCCCAATATCTATTGGAAAGAGCGCAAAGAGCTGGATTCAATGCAAATACAAAATTTACACCAGAAGTTCAAGATGCAATAACACTAAACGAATTAAGATCAAGTCATGGAATAAATGAGTTTTTATCCGGTAAAATATCAGAAGAACAATTTTTACAAAAACTTGCTCCAACATGGAGAGGATTGCCTCAGGGAAAAATTAATGCTGCAAAACTAGGCGGAACAGCAGATTTAACATATCAAGATCAATATTCTGGAAGAAATCTTGCTGGCAAAACATATGCAACTACTATTTCCGAATTGAGAAATATTAGATCAGGTGGTAATAAACCAGTCGCATCAACTCAACAACGAAATAAACCGGCAGTTGTTGCCGCTCCAGCACAACAACAAATGCAACAACAATCTGCACAACAGGTTGCACAAGTTCCTGTAACACAATCGCAACCACAAGTAAATATTCTTCCTTTGCAAGGTGGAGGTGGAAATCAACAAGGAACCGCAAAACCACCTCAAGCACCTATAACAGGCATTAGAGGAGAAACTGTTCCAATGTTACCCACCACAAATCCTGATAATTTCCTTACATTATATTCTAAAATGGTTTACAACATCGTTGACGGATAATGGCTAAAGGAATCTCTTCAATGCTGCTGAATGCAGCAAACAATATTGTAAGTACAAATAGATCCACTTCACAAATGAAGAGGTCTCAAACTACCTATCAAGATTTTGTTCGTTTCATGCAACTGGAAACGAATAATTTAAAGGCAATAAAATTTAATCAAAGAAAACTTAAGAAAGCTTTAGGAGCAAATGTAGCTGTAAGTTTTGGAAGTGCCGGTAACTTATTGAGTGGTCTTGCAAGTGGGGCTTTAGATGCTGCATCTTTTGTTGGAGATTTCTTCGGAAAAAAAGATGGTAAATCAAAATTACCAAAACCAAATAGTAAAGCAGGAAGACCATTACAATCTGGTACAAAAATAAAAATACCAGGCGTTAGAGCATTAGGTGTTTTGACACCACTTTTGGCTGGACTTGATTTTGCTCAGGGGATTTCTCAAGGAGAATCGACTGGAAAAGCTGCTGCAGGTGCTGCTGGATCTGCAGCTGGAGGAATTGCTGGTGCAGCCGCTGGTGGAGCTTTAGCGGGTGCTATAACATCTGGAATGATTGGACAAGGTTTAGTTCCTATTCCTGGATTGGGATTTGTTTTAGGTGCTGCTGTAGGTGGATTAGGTGCTTTTGCTGGTGGATATTTTGCAGATAGAGCTTATGAAGCTACAGAAAAAAATGCAAAACAAAAAATAGAATCAAAACTTAAAATACAAGAGGCAAAACAAAAAGAAGCAGCTGCAGCCGCTGCTAAATTATCTTTACCAGAAGTTTTAGATAAGTTTGAAAGGGTAGTATTTCAATTTGAAAGAGTTTCTTATAATTTACAATTATCAGAGGTCACTGATACTCCAACAGGATATGATGAAGAGTTAGATCCGGAAGAATTGCCGCCTCCAACGGATGAATCTACTGGTGGACCAGTTCAGTACGGATCTGGTAATGCGGAATTTGGAGAAACGGGAAACGTAAGAAATTCTACTGGTTGGGTTCATGGACATTTCCAGGGAGAAACTGTTTCTGAAGTCGTGAATGATACTACAACAGTGGTAAAAGCATTATTAAAACAAGGATCTCCAGTATATTTAAATCCAGGAATTGATTTGTTACCATCAAAACAATATAGTGATTCGGAATTGAGAAATTATGTTGATGCCGCAAGAAGATCGCATACTCATAGCGGTAGTGGAAAATCAATTGATGTATTTGTAAGAAAAGGAACCAAAGTACCTGTTCCTTTGAGTAATATAGGTCCAACTGGAAAAGATTTTGGTGGTTATGGAAGGGGAGGACTTGGTGGATATATTCAGGGAACAAGAACTTGGATTGGCCATTTAGCTCCAAATTCCAAACCCGGTCTTGCACAAACAAAAGGGGAAATAAAACCAAAAGGAAAAGAATCTGGAGAGATGCAAGATCTTGTCCCCAATCCAAATATGATGAATAAAACCTCGACAGACCAAACTACTATCCAAAGGCAATCACAAGTAATGAGTCAGAGGTTTATCAAACCATCCACTCAATCTTCATCTAATAATTTAATCCAAGCGCAAACAAATGTTTTTCCGCAAGAAAAACTAACTCAAATGAAATATGATGAAAATAATATTTCTAAAGTACAGGACTCGATGATACAACCAACATCTACACAATTGGTTGTAATACCTCAACAAATCCAACAATATCCATCTTATAATATGCCACAATCATCAGTAACTTTGATTCCTATACTTTCTGGAAATGGTAATCAAAAACCTGTCGTTATTTCTACGCCAAATGGAGGTTCTCAAACAGTAGTAGTGTCTGGGCCAAGTGAAGGTCAAGTGTTAAATAGTTTATATAAGAACATACTTCTAACATCTCTATCAGCCACATAAATTATGTCAGTAGCAGTAGGTAGTTTAAGATTTAATGCGGTTGAGTTAATAGCTTTAAATGATACTAAAAGAATTGATTTAACTAATAGTGTTGTTTTTATCGATTACTTTGAGGATATTCTTTCGCCATGCGTGACGATGAATATGCAAATAGCCACAGGAAACTCTATTTTCAACACCTTACCAATACGTGGTGGAGAAAAGGTAGTTTTTGATATATCTACTGCGACTGGTAATTTTACGTTAGATGGTGATTATGGAATGTATGTCTACAAAGTCAGTGGTTATGCTTCTGACGGACAAAAAGAAATGTTTACATTACATCTAGTTTCTAGAGAAGGACTGACAAACGAAACTTCAAGATGTCAAAAGAAATATGAAAAGTTACCTATAAATGAACATGTAACTTCTATATTAGATGAAGTATTAACTACAAAAAAATATGAATCATCTAATATTGAAAGAACTTCAAATTCGTATAGTTTTATTGGTAATCAGAAAAAACCTTTTCATATTTTAACTTGGTTAGGTCCAAAGGGAATTCCTTCAACCGGATCTTCAGGAACTAGTGGAGAACTAGCCAAAGGAGTTGCTGGATTTCTTTTTTATGAAACAAAAGACGGATTTAATTTTAAAAGTATCGATAAATTAGTTTCTGCAACCACAAGTGGAGCTGAAGATTCCTCTGTAATAACTTATACTTATAATAATGTTATTCAAGAAAATTCTATTCAAAATAATTTTACAATCTTAGATTATGCTTTGGAAAAAAATATTGATTTAATGAAATCTCTTCGAGTTGGAATGTACGCAAATAAAACTTATTTTTATGATTTGTACACAAATAAGTTAGATATCTATGCATACTATCTAAAAAATGAAATTCGTAGTAAACTAGGTACTCAAGATGATCTTGTGATACCGAGTGGATTTGAAGAATCTTTTTCCCGAATTCTAGTTAGAACAAGTGATAAAGGTACTTTAGACCCAAATGATATTGCAGGTAGTTCTGGAAGAGACAATGCTGACATGGCTAAATCTTTTTCCAGATATAACTTGCTCTTTACTCAATCGCTAAATATGGTAGTGCCATGTAACGTTAATCTTCGTGCAGGTGGGGTTGTGAAAGCTCAATTTCCAAAAGTTGAATCATCACAACAAACAAGTCTCGATGAAGAACAAAGTGGTAAATACTTAATTAAAGAATTGAGACATCATTTTGAAGGCAACAACATGGTCACCTCTCTAAAATTAGTTAGAGATTCTTACGGATTGTATTAAATTACCATGGAAAACATAGATGCACATATTGCCAAGGATAAAGCTCTCCTTGACGACCCACTAATTTCTGCACAATCACGCAGACATACAGAAGAAGAATTAGAAGCTCTTGAAGCTTATAAAATGAATCATCCAGAAGATAGTCATGACCCAACTCCATTAGAGTTGTTCTGTGATTCTAATCCAAATGCTCTAGAATGTAGAATTTACGATGATTGAAGAATCTTTACTTAAATCTAACTTTATCGGAAAAGATGGTTTCGTTTGGTGGATCGGCCAAGTTGCCGATCCGAAAGTTTGGCGTACCGAAAAGTCCAGAGTAGATGAAAGTAAAGATACAAGTTGGGCATATAGATGTAAAGTACGAATAATAGGGTATCACAGTTTTGATGCAAATATTTTACCCGATGAAGATCTACCTTGGGCTCATATTTTAACCAGTGCTTCAGAAGGATCTCCAGGACAAGGTAGTTTTGGTAAACCTCATATGATAGTGGGAGGAGAATCTGTTTTAGGATTCTTCTTAGATGGCGAAGAAGGTCAACAACCAGTTGTTGTATCTTGTTTTTATAGATCAAAAGCAGTAGAAAACGCAAAAGAACCTGGACCTTTTAAACCTTTCACTGGGATGCAAGGTAATTTAAAGGCCAGTGCAACAAGAATAAAAGCTCCTGCAACTGGAGTCATAAAAGAAGCCGAAAAAAATACAGTTGAAAGTGGATCAGCAATAAAATTTTCACAAAATCCAGAATTTGGAATAGGAGATTCTGGATTAGATTTATCCCCTAATTTTAATCCACTTACGCCAGATACAGGAAATTCATCAGGAAGTTTTAGAAAAATACCTGGTGCATCTTCTGACGAACTTTTTTACAAGGATGTGGGAAATCTTGCATTTTTAAAAGCTTTTAATGATGCAGGAGAAGTGTCTGGTTCTAATGGATGTTTGACAAATGTATTGGCTAATATTACTAGTGCTTTACAAGGATTCATTGGTCGCAAGATTGATAGCATCTCTTATGAAATTCATCATAAATGGGATGCGTGACAATATAATAAAGTTAACAGGGTGTTTATTTAGAGCTTTTTCGATAACAATACCACTTCCTCAGTGGTTAAGACTATCCGAAGCAGCTAAAAGAATTTTAGATATAATTTTTTGTATCTTTGAAAAATTATTTGGACCAATAGAAAATTTTATTGCTGGATTACTGTCAGGACTAATCGGAAAAACTCCAAATATTCCAAGATGTGCTGCAGAAGAACTTACTGCCTCTCTTATTTCCAAACTTATGGAAATGGTCGATGACAGTTTAGCTACAGTTCTTTCTGGTTTGGATTGGTTAGTTGGTGGAGTAGGTGAAATCACAGGATATTTAAAAACTGCAGCTCAAGAAATTTCTCAACTACTTAGTTTCTTAAACTGTGATGGACTTCTATGCCAAACTCCTGGAACATGGGATCCATTTAAAGGAGTAAAGTTCCCAGAGACTGATGAGTGGGCAAAAGTAGTTGGTAATATAGATTTACTAGGTGGTTATGGTGGTGAAGTCAATGATTGGATAGGTTTACTGTCATCGTTTGGATCTGCAGACACTCCATTCAAAGATTGTAGAAACAAAGCATTAAATCCAAAGAATCAAAAAGATCTTCCACCCATACCACCAGGTACATTATTCTATAAGTGTATTCCACCAGAAGTAATTATAAATGGTGATGGAACAGGTGCAAAAGCAATACCTGTTATAGAACCTACATCTGGTTCTATTTTAACAGTAAAAGTTCTAGAAGCTGGTAAAGGATATAGTAGACCACCTTCTATTTCGATTCTTGATAACAGTAATTATGGATCTGGTGCTGAAGCAAAATCAACCATCAAAAATGGACAAATAGAATCAATTTACATTGTAAAATCTGGATCTGGATATTGTTTAACAGATCTTCAATCGGCAATTGTAAATGTAGGAGTAGACACCACTAGTGCAGGTTCTGGAACTGGAATAGGTGCAACTAGTTCTGTTGGTGTTGGTACAACCAGTTCTGCTGGAATTTCTACCGTACCTGTTGGAATTATAACCTCTTTAGTAGTAGAATCTCCAGGATTTGGATATACTTCTGGTGATACTATCTTAGTCGGTAGTTGCGTTTATAGTCCTATTTTAACTACTAATGGTTCAATAATAGGTATAAACTCAGTTTCATATTGTTCTCAACAATTCAAAATTGTTCCACCAGTGACCATAAATACAACTACTGGGGTTGGTGCTGAAGTATATCCAGTATTACAATATATTCCACAATATATTGTCAATAATCAACCTACAACTGGTATAGGTTCAATCACAGAAGTAGTAGAGTGCGTATGACGGATCAACCAAAAGAGTATTATGAAAAAAGACCCGGATTTGAAATAAAATCTGGAGTTCCTGATGGTGCAGGTAGAACGATAGATTATTCTGTAATAACTGATAAAGCACAAGGATTTCAATATTCTACTGATGGTACTAAATTTGATCTGACAAATAAAACATCATATGAATTGTGCGGTGAAGATTGTCAACCTAAAGAACCTGCTAAAATAATTCGTGCAAAGAATGGAGATATAATTATTGAGGCAATGTCTGGGGAAATTGTCTTGCGTGGAAAAAATATAAGAATAGAAGCAATAGATGGAAAAGGTGAAGTTACTGTAACTTCTACTAGTCAAATTGCTTTAAATAGTCCCATTCAAAGTTTTAAATCCACAAATTCAAATTCAGTATCAACAAATAACCATACAGTGGCTGGTAATGTTGTTGAAGATACAGCTGGAGTAGTTAAATCTAGTAGTGTAGCTACAGATGCAACTCAAGGAAGTTTTCTTGGATCATTAATGAAAGTGATTGAAAAATTCAAAAAATGGTTAGAGTGCGCTCCATAAGAAAAAATGACAAACTCTATCAAACACATAGGTGATAAACTAGTAGTAGGTGAGTTAGATGTTTCATTCCTTGATGTGGGATCAAGGTTGTTACCAGGAACATCCGTATTGAATGGTCCAGTTTATATTGGTTTAGTTGCTAGTGCAGTTATTCCAAGAGCAAACTGCATGATGGGCCCTGGTATAACTTCACCAAAAACATTAGAAGTTGTTGGTGTTTCCGACATTATTGGAATTACAAACGTCACTGGCGTCGTGAATAGATTTGCATTTACTACTGCAAAAGGTGCTACAATAAAGTTAGGAGTAAGTATAAAAAAAGCTTTAGGTGCTAGTTTAGGATTAAGTACAAAAGCAGCAAAACAACTAACGCACGGAAAGAAAATTTGTAGTGCAGGAATCGTAACTCCAAGCATTAAGGCCGGATTAGGAAAATTTGTAACTTGTAAAGCAGATCTAGGTGTATTCAAAGCAGTTGCAGCACCATTTAAAAAATTTGATATACCCCATCCATCAAAACCTGGATATAGACTTACTCACACCTGTATCGAAGGTCCAGAGATAGGGGTATATTATAGAGGAAAATTAAAAGATTCTAATGTTATAGAATTACCAGATTATTGGAAGAATTTAATAGATCCAGAAACTATCACTGTACATTTAACACCACATACTTTTCATCAAGAACTCTATGTAAAAGATATTCAATGGGGTTCTAGAATCAATATAATAAATAATTCTGGTGGAAACATTGACTGCAGTTATATTGTTTATGCAGAAAGAATTGATGTAGAAAAATTAGTAGTTGAATACGAAGAAAAAAAATCAGATTTTTGTCCAGAAAAAAATAATTAATTATGAGTTTATCAACCCATTTTAGAGCAGAACTAGAAGAGGAAATTGAAATTCTAGAGAATCAAAAGGATGCTATCCGAAGTGAAGTAACTTTACTAGATACCCAGCTGGATAGATATGATGTTATAATAGAAAATATTGATAGAGATTTAGTGCCATTAATTAATGAAATTAATGTTGGTATCAATTCTGTAAAAAACGCATATGATAATAGGGTCTCTATAGGATGCAAAAATGATCTAAGTTGGGAAGTCGTCAAACAAACTAAAGTTAGATTTGGAATAACTGAATATAATTCTGTAACATATGAAGTTAAAAAGAATTCAGACGTATCCGAAACTACCAATTATTATGGAGTAAAGTTCTACAGAAAACCACAAAATAAAGACTATGGATCTAATGTAATAGGAGAATTCACTGGAACAATTAGTTTGGGTTCAACAAGTTTAGCAGTAATAAGCATAGGCGGAACATCGGGTATATTAGTCGGAGACACAATCGTAGATAACATTGATGATCCAGTAATATTTTCAAGTGGAAATCTACCAACAGTTGTTGGATTTGATACTACTTCAGAAATCGGAATCAATACAACTATCAGTGGTTCAATATCTGTTGGATCTACTATTCTGGCTTTTACTGGAACAGGAAGCACGATTGGTATTAATACTGGAGATGCAATAGGACTTGAGTATATTTTACCAGAAAACACAACCGTTGTTGGATTTAGTACTGGATCAATTACTTCAGAAATTTGGGTTGGTGGATCTGGATTTATAACAACTTCTGTAGTTGTTCCTAGTTTAGTTTTAAGTGACTCTGCTGTTGGAAATACAACTAGTGGAATATTTAAAGTTGGCGTTGTATCGGAATTTTCTTCAATATTATTAAGTACAAGTCCAACAGCATCTGTAACTGGACAACTTTTTACAGCAATAAGAAATACTGAAATAGGCAGTTCTGTTTTCAATGAAGAGACAAATCCCATAGATCCAGTATCAATTGATTTAATGGATTTGAACAAAGCTGGACTTGGACATAAGGTAGTTTTAGTAAACAATGGAAGTCCGATTGGACCATTCCAATGGCATGAAGTCAGAGAAGATCGTGAACCAGATTGTGGAGCAAGTTTCGCTCTTTACTATCCAGGAAACGAATCATGGCCAAGTATCTCAACATTTACATATAATCCTAGCACTGGTGCATTAATTTCAGTAGCAACTACATATGCGTCAATAGGAGCTAGAGTAACTATTGGAGTGGGAACATTAAGTTCTAATGGTATAGGAACTATAACAAGTAAACCTGCTCGTTTTAATGGTACTGTTCCATCTGCTGGAGTATGTGCTTCATATTCAAGTAGTATTACATCCTATGAAAGTTCTCTGACAACCATTATTAATAGAAATGTTCCGAAAATTACGGAACTTATTTCTAAATCCTCCATCTTAAGAAGACTTAGAGATAAAAAAGAAAGTGCTGCATTTTCTCTTTCTCAGGCATATGACTTTGTGGTTTCGGAAATACAACAAGCCACTTCTGATCTAAACAATCTTAGGGTTGAAGATTTTAGTAAATATGATCCTGACAATTACAAACCAACGAGAAGGTCCACTGCAGTTGGTATTGCGTCCGCAATTTAAACTGGCACACACCTCCACCCAACCGCAAATTTCTGTGGTATGATATTGGAGTACAACAAAATTACTCTAAATGCAAATTGATCGTGATGTCTTGAAGTCCCTTCAAGAACTACAAGAAGATGTTGCCGCAGCCTTTACAGATGAAAACTTTCCAATTAGTGGTGAAGTTTACTGGACTGCTGTAGAGTGTCTTGCAACTGCAAAACTTGCAGAACTTCGTGGCGAATTGATTGCAGATGAAGTATAAGGTCGATTATAAAAAACCAAAGAAAAAAGGTTACAGTAATCAGAGTGTGATTTTCTTTAATATTGAAGATGCTATCAGGTGGGAAAATCATGTAAAAGAAAACTGTTGTATAAATGTAGAAGTAATTCCGATTTTAAATGATGTTTGAGAGAGTAGACTGGACACTGAAAAAAGAGTCAAATAACAAATTAGATTTGTCGAATAATGTTTGTTTTGACTCAATTTTGCAAAATCAAATTGCAGGTCTTTTTCGCAATAAGGGTCCAGTCTGCAATCAATATGCAGATGAAGGGGTGGTTTATGACATTCTTTCAGAATATTATGAAATTTCTTCCAGACAAATTGCAATAGGACTTGGATTGGGAGAGTTGATACCAAGAATCTTTCAACTCTATAGAGACAGAAAGTTCTCTATTATTACTCCCACATGGATGATGGCTACAGGATTCTGTGAGATTTACAATATCAATTATGTGGAGGGAATTGATACCTCTGCTGACGTATTGTATATTGCGAATCCTAATGGAATGACAGGGGAATATACACATCCAGACAAGATACGAGAGCTATTTTCTCAATTTGAATTAGTAATCATTGATGAAGCCTACGCAGAGTTTTGTGTGGAAATTGATTGTTCTCTAATTTCTTCCGCAATAACTCTTGATAATGTGATCGTATGTAAAACCTTGAGTAAAAGTCTTGCTTTACCTGGACTTAGATTTGGATATTGTTTTTCTAATGAAAAAACGATTTATGAGATCCAAAAAGTAAGACCTTCTGGTGTATGTAATACTATCATTCCTAGTATTGGAATAGAACTTTTTGAACTAATTCCTCAACATGTAAAAAGGATGTTAGACTGTAGAACGTATATCCAACGTAAATATGATTGTGTTCCATCGCACTCTAATTTTGTTTTGTTGAAGAACAAAGAAAAGTTTTTAGATTTTGTAAAATATAAAACTATCAATGGTCTACATAGAATGTCCCTTTTAGATTACAGTTCTTTTAGATATTATGAAGAGATTTCAAACCTTTGATGGAACAAGTGGAAAAGATTTAATTAATTCTACACTTAAAAGCATAGAACTAAATATAACCACTACATGTAATCGATCTTGTTCTTTTTGTCCACATTCATGGGGATTCAAAAAAGAAGATACAAGGGAGAAATTTGTTTCATTGGATATCGTAGATAGATTTATTGAATGGTTATCAGACTATGATAATCAAATTACGTTATGTGGTCTTGGTGAGCCCACTATGCACCCACAGATTAATGATATCCTTGATAAATTCCAAAAACTAAACAACAAAATTATTCTTGTAACTAATGGATATAAACTAAAAGATGTTGTAAATCATTTGGGTAAAATTCGTGCAAGGGTAAGTCTATATGAAACTATGGATTTGCCGAATATTGATTGTGATATTTTGGATTACACAAATCAAGGAGAAAATGAATACTTCAATAATAGAAGTTATGGTGAAGGGATAACTAAATCATGTTATCTTCCATCATATAAAATGGTAGTAGATACCAATGGTGGAATTTTACCTTGTGACAATAACTGGCAAGAAATTTTATACCTTGCCAATATCCAGGAGGACACATTAGAGTATGCATGGTTGGAAAAATTCGGACCATTCAGACTAAACTGTTCCAAAGATAGAAAGTTGAATGATTACTGCAAGTCTTGTAATGCACATGGAACTCTCTATGGGGAAAGTGAAATGAGGCTCTTGACAACTGACCAAATCTGAACTATGATGCATATGTACAAAATCAATTATGAATCCTTGAAGGAAGTTCCAGTAAAAACAACTCCAAAAAATGTACAAGAAGCCAATGAAGCTTTATTTCATGCACGAATGACTATTCCTGCCGCTGCTAAACACTGTGGAATGACCACCAAAGAAATGAAGTTGACATTTCACGAGTTTCTGAAGTATAATCCTCCTATCTACAAACAAGAGTAGAACTTTTCTTGGGAGCGTGGCGGAAGTGGTAGACGCACCGGACTTAAAATCCGTTGGGAGCAATCCCGTGAGAGTTCAAGTCTCTCCGTTCCTACTTTAATAAATAAATCAAAATATTTCTGATCATGACTATTAAAGCTAAGTTCATTTCATATTTTGAAGGTTACTTTAACAATCAAAAACAAGCTTTCCACATGCCCAGAGAGTTTGCACTTATTGAAGTAAATCATACTAAAATTTCTGCAAATAAATTTAGAGTAACTCAAAAGTATATCATTGATCAACATCCATATAGACAATCAATTATTGAAGTAACTCAAAAAGACGGAAAAATCATCTTAAAATCATATAGAGATACAGAAGATCAACCTTATTTGAGTGGATGTGATGTAGAATTTGAATATAATGAAGAAAAGGATGAGTTTCATGGACAAAACACTTGTAAAGAGTGTTTCATTGAAAAAAATGGTAAAAACACATATCTAGTTACTGAAGCTTATCTCGGAAAAGATTACTATACAGTAATTGATAAAGGATATGATCCCGAAACAGATTCTCAAGTTTGGGGTTCATATCACGGACATTTCCTATTTGATAGGAAATAATCGGAGAAATCCGATTTTTACGCCTTCGTAGCTCAGTTGGATAGAGCAGGGCTTTTGTAAAGCTCAGGTCGCAAGTTCAAGTCTTGTCGGGGGCTTTGAGTTAATAAAAACTTAAATGTCTTTACTATCACAAAAAGATAGGGAAATCACTATCGCCGCATTGGAAAACTACCTAATGAAACTGAGGTTAGAATCTCAGTTTGATGATTCTAAAATTACAGAAACAAACTCTCTTTTAAATTGGATTAAATTAGACTACCAAAAGAATAATTTATCAGGAAACTAAAACAAAATAAGTAAAAATACTTAGATGAAATCGGATTTTTATATAGATAGAGTTAGTAAAGATGAAATTAAAGATCTTCTTTATACTCATCATTACTTAAAAGATGAATCCAAAGATTTCAAATCTGGGTATAACTATGGACTTTTCAAGCATCCAGACTGGGAATGCCCTCTTAGACTTGGCGGGTGCCTTGGTGCTTGCGTTTTTACTGGTCTCCCAGTTCCAGAAATAGCAGTAGGAGCATTTGGATTAGATCGTAATGAACAACAAGGAATCTTTGAACTCTCCAGACTTTGCATCGAACCTAGTACGCAGTCATGCGAATATAACATCACTTCTTGGTTTGTGTCACGGGCGATTAGACAACTTCGGAAAGATACTGAGGTTAAAGCAATCCTTTCTTATGCTGATTCAGATTTCCATTCTGGTACAACTTATCGTGCTTGCAACTTTAAGTATTACGGTCTCACGGATCGAAAAAAAGATTTCTATTATTCAGACGGAACTAAACACTCTCGTGGAAAAGTAAAAGGTGCTGAAGGAGAATGGAGAGAACGAAGTAGAAAGCACAGATATCTTATGGTATTCGACAAAAAACTTCAAGAAAGGTTGACTTGGAAAGAAGAGATGTGGTATAATAGTTAAGGCGATACAAAACCAAACTCCCTTCCGTGTGACTTCAAAACCTCCCTTTAAGGGGGGTTTCGTTGTATGATAAATAATCTATAACGGAACTTCTCATAGCAATAAAATGGGTCTTAGTCGCTTAGATAATTTTCTTAAGAATACAAAA